TTACGTCAACTCTGCGATTCTGGATACGCCGACATAAATTTCGGATATTTTATACCATGTACTGTAGTCGACTTTCCCCGTTTGCGGCAGTTGAAACACTTCCTGAAATTTTCTGACCGATTCCGCCGTTTTTGAACCGTAAATACCGTCTGCCGTAATTTTAGGTATCGCAGGATACGCTCCCGCAATTACATTCAACTGCTCCTGTATCTGCCTCACCTTTTCTCCGCTTGACCCGATCTCCAATACATATCCCGGCCACGAAGATGGAATACCTGATATTTCCGGCGCAATATTAATATACATGTCATCTCCGTAAAAATAACGAAGAATCTCGATCGGTGTCAAACCTTTATCTCCAAGTTCCTTCGACCCCCATTGTGTCAACCTTTTCGTAACAACATACAAATTATTTTATATCCCTATAAGGTATCCTTAACGTAAAAACCTGCAACTGTTACTTCTTTATATAATGTATGAAGATGATACAATATTTCTCCCCGGAGCTAATACTCCGGGGAAATGTTTTTTAGTACAGCTGAAATTTATCAAACGCAATGCCAAAACATCCGGCATGTCCGTCCTGTCCATTTCCAGTCTCATTGTCGAACTGCCACGGATAGTAACCGCCGCCGATCGGAGCGACTCTGTACTGCGCTTTTTGATAACCATATTTTGCAACAATATCCGCCGGAGTATCATAATATACCTCTACGGCATCGATCACAGCTCCCGGATATCCAGCATAGCCGTTATTTGCGTCAGACCAGTTACATCCGGTTACGTAAGGTAACCATCCCTTGCCCTTTACATGCACGCGGTATTTTACAGTACCTTTATTAACCTTTATCGCGATACCGGCGATTGTACGACCCGGAAGTCCTGCAAAATCAGACAGGTTATTCACAAAGGGCAGGATTGTTCCGTCGGTCAACATAACGCCATAAGTAAACACAATGCCGGGATCACCGGATGCTGCACTGCTTCCGCCTCCACTGACAACCGGAGCATCCGGCAACTTGTCCATTCCCATATACTCACGGATTTTATTAATAAAATATGTTTTACAGCCAGATGTGCCCCCATGAATCTCTACAGATCTGTGCGGACACGCTGTTGCATACACCTCCTTGTGCAGCCGGATTGTATTCGTGTTTGGAACGATACCGTACTGCTTACACTTCTGCGCTGCCAGCTTCAACGCATTCTCTTCATTTTTCTTAAAGATTTCCAAATCCCCCATACTCTGACAGACCTCGATCGAATAATAGTTCCGGTTTCCGTCTGTCTGCCCGCAGTGCCATGCTGCGTAGGCATCATCTTCCGCATACAAGATCCCGTCACTAGCTACATAAGCGTGAGCAAATCCGTTTTCTAACGGATGCGTTTGCAGCCATTTTCTGTAAAACGCTGCATTTGCATTTTGTGATCCTGCATCGTTGTGAATAAAAATTCCTCTCGGATTTCCACCTCTAAGTCCTGCTACTCCTCTACAAATACTCATGTTCTTCTCCTTTCTTCCGGCATTTGCACCGGCGCAAAAGAGGACGATCACTCGCCCTCTGAATCTCCATCTTTATTTACGACCTTGTCTGCAACCTCTAAACCTTTAATCAATATAATCGGCACGTTAAATCCAGCTTCTACGAAATTTTCCAAAATCGAGCGAATCTCATTTATAAGCAAGCTGGCCAGTACGAACCATCCAAGCAATGTAGTGATCCCTAAATCTACACCGATCGCCTTACCGATCTCGATAAAGATTGCCGATGCCCCAAACGCAACCATAATCATAAGCCAGTACCCCAACTTCTTAAGGACGCCTTTCCAGCCTCTGACAGAGTTTTCTTTGTTGGCCATCTTGCTCTTCATCCACCCGGTTATCCAGTCTGCTACATTAAGTAGCAAAAAGGCTGCAAATAAGATCCAGTGCTCTCCTAATATGTAGGACAACACCGCCACAATCGCTCCTGCAATCGCATTGTATCCGTCAATAATTGCTTCTGCATAATTCATTTTCATATTCCTCACTTTCCTTTCTCGTTATGCAACTTCTTTCCAGAGACTCTCGGATCCAACTGCACCCGGTTCCCACACATTGCTGTCTACAAGAGACTCCCACGTTTTCCCTTTATGTGTTACCCTATCACCTTTTTTGTATGGGTTTGTGCTGTTTGGCTGCTCCCACGGCAATACTTTTCCAGTCGGATCTGTAAGCACCTTAGCATATAAACTTGAGGCGGTGTCCGGCGCCCAGTCCGCTTGAGATGTATGGTTTTGGAGTACCTTATATAGCGCATCTTGGTAAGTAATATACTTTCCAGTCTTGTAGGCTACTCCATCGCCGCTCCATAAATCGTACAGATCTGCTACCTTAAGAGCCTGCTCATCATCTGTAATTTTCTCTGCAGATATTTTAGCCATCGCAAAGACAGACGCATACGTTCCCGGTGCTCCACCGTTGCCACCGTTTTCCTTCAGTGCTTCTATGTCCTGCTTCGCTGTTTCCAACTTAATCCCCATGTCATCCAATCGCTCCTCTGTTGACAGACCGGCTTTATTATTTACAACTCCATAAATTCCACCCGGATATATCTCAGTATAATCGTATCCCGTGTAATTTTCCAAGGTATCTATGATCTGCCCACGTTCTGTGACGTTCATCACCTTTGTTTTTGTTGCATCCTCAAAGATTTCTTTCAGCTTTTCCGGCGCAATTCCGATTGTCAAGAATCGCACCGCACCACCGATTTTTTCATATGACTGTATCGGCATATCAGTTGCATCATTAAAAATAAGTTTCATGTTATCATTCCTTTCTAAAAGATCTGTTTTCTGACTCCGATTGGAATACGCAATAGGAAAGATGCGTTACAATTAAATACACCAAAAAGTAATTAATTATCAAGCACACTCCCACTCAGCGTCGATAAAAAGGTAATTATTTGTAGCTTTTGGGATGCAGAAAAACAGATTGCCGTTTGCTTTTGCTAAAGAGGTACAGGCAACTGGATTTTTATACGCTCCATCTGATGCAGTTACATTGACAGCAGTATCAATTAACGGTCGGTACTGTGACGGTATCGTAAAAGCATTGTTGTACACATTATTTGCAACAATTATAGAGGTTGTGTAGATTTCCATATTCAGATGTATTGCGTTACCAATCTTGTAAGAGTTGTTTGCTATTACTTTCCAAATCCCAGTGTTCAATCCGAGATCAGTCGGTGTGAGCGTCTTTTTATCGTGATACAACTGTAACTCCGACAAATCTTTATTTATCGTAGGGATTGATGGCATAACCTTCAACAGCTTCTTGACCTCTGTCACATTAATCCCGTTCAAATGCACTTCAAACACCGGACAATCGTCAACGAGATCCCCCTCCTGTAAATTTCCTTGCGTATATGTCGGCACTGACGGGGATCCTGATGTCGGATTTCCCATAATTACAATCCACTCATTTTTCTCAATCCCGGTCTCCTTGTTTTTGGTATACCTGTTCACAACGAGATCAATTCGCTTCATTCCCTGTGATCCATTTCTGATTGTAACTGTGTCATATGTACCTAAATCCACCGTAGATAAATTACCGTGGTGACTCATAATTCCGCTTCGGATTTTAAGGCTGTTGTTTGATACAAGTTCCGGCTCTAAGAGATCCCCGCTTGTCAAAATATAACTTTCCTGCCCCACAGTGTCCTCCACGAACTGTCGAAACTGCTGCGCGGCAACATGTGGTGTTCCTGCTTTTCCTGTCATTATTTTCATTCTTCGCCGTCTCCTTCCAATTTGTAAGTCTTGAATTCTACATTATCTATCTTTTCATAGATAATATTTTCAATCTGTTTTGCCCCATACAGTCCTGTTAAATAATCTCGCCCACCGACAACGTCTCCGATTCCAGCTTCTATTCCCAATTTTGCAATATCCATCCGAAAGCTCTTTTTATTCATTAACTTCCGAAAATATTCTTCTGCTTTTGACCTCAGTTCTTCTGTCTCTGTCGATGTATTTTCGTATACTTGCGTTATTTCCTGCAATCCTTTGTAATGCTGCGTTGTTGATATGCTACCGTCCGGCTGTGCATATAGATGCAGTATCATCCTGTCCTGCATTTCTCCTTTTCCTGCAACAATCAAATGGTTCACCCCATCACGTTTATCGTGCATCGTATAGTTAATTCGACTGTCTTTTGACAATTCAATCCGATCAGAATAATCTACGACCGGAACTGCCTCAATTAATAAATAACCTGTCTCCCGATTATCTCTGCGAAAGCTCAACTGCATACGATAGCCTTTACTTTCCAGCATTTTTACAATACCGTCGTACAATGTACAGTATCGTTCAAATTGATAATTATCCACTCGGATACCTGTATCTTTCCGAGACACAGAAAAGAGTCCATCGAACTCCGGCTCGATCAGACTCTTCATCACCTCGTGTAATTCTCCTGACACCTTTTTATAATCCGATCCACTGATCGGCTCTATCACTTTCATCTTAAGTCGTCCACGCCATGACAGCCCTCTTAATTCCACATAATCAAGTGCCGTATCTGTCAGTATTTCTCCGATAATCCCTCCATACTCCGTATCCATGACATAAATATAATTTGAAAAGGTCAACTCTGGTCTCCAGTTACACCGCGCAATCTGCAAGACAAAATTCTTATCGCCATTCAGATCCACTGTCAAATTCGCATCCTTTACAGCGCCAATCTCTCGTAAATCCTGATCAGCCAGTATTACCATTTTGCTTCCCTCCTCTCCAAGAACAGAGTAAGATCAAATCCGAATTCCCCCGACCAGTTGATCTTCAGCAAACCAGACGGAAGTTGTTCAAAAATTGATTTTCCCAAAGCTCGATCATGAAACAGGTTTTGAACTGTTCCATTCACGAGATATTTCTGCACAGTATAATCGCGGCTGTCGATAATCATATACTCTTCCTTTTCGAGCGTCGCAAAAACTTCAATAATTTGCTCATTAATTAAGATACGTGGATTCACACACGGACCATACACTATCATCTGATAATCGTTTGATCCGATATGATCAACTTCCCATACTGCAGTTCCTTTTCGCGCGTCCGTAAAATCAAATGAGAAATCAAACGGAAAATCCAAGCCTTCTAATGCACTGGCTTCTGTCTGCGGATAAAATGACCTGCTTTCCACCATCACCCATGATAACTTTTCTGCCGTAAATGACAGTTCGGTTTCGATAACTGTAAATGACTTCCAAGTAACCTTCTTCGACGCTTTGATCCTGCATGGGAGATATGTACCATTCACATGCAGCTTTCCAAATTTTCCAGTTTCGGCATCAACGCCAAGAACACGATATAACCGCTCCATATTTTGGGATACATCTTCCTTGTTGGCGCCAAAAACATCAAGCTGCACAGTCCTAATAAATCCCCCGACATCATCCTCCCATTCTGCATCAAACCAGTCAGCCTCTGCAGTAAGAAATGGATAAGACAGCAGATTTAGTATTTCTCCTTTAGAATTTTCATAGTATGCTTTTATCATATCCGTGGTATCGCTCCTTTCGGCAGTGACTTGTCGATCCTCTCTGTTCCCAAATAAATTGGCGCAGGCTTTTGTTTCTGCACTACTGCTGCAGTATATTTCCCAACCGCTTTTGCAAGCCGATTTATTTCTGTATCGGATAAGTGCAGCATCATTTCCGCCTGGTGTTTATTTAAGATCATACTGTTTGTTTCAATTCCAAAGGATCTTGTTACCCTCGCAGCATTCAACGCCATCGTTTCTCTCATCCGATCTGTCACACTGGACATATCAAGCGATTGCAGCGCTACATTTGCAAGCTCCTTCGATGCATTTCCTACACGCTTTTTCTCACCGGCAATTCCAAGCTCAAAACCCTGCCCGAAATACTTGCCGAGCTTCATCGTTTCTTTTGAAGGGGAATGGGAGTCGATCGTTGTTTTTGCAGACTCTAACGCTTGTGCCGCCAAATTTGCGGCTGCCACAACCCCCTGACCGACCCACGCTTGGATTCCGGACACAAATCCTGAACCAAACCCGTATCCTGCATCATATCCTGTCTTTGACCTTGCCCCTGAATCTGCGCTGTCGTTGATTGTTCTACCTGCCGTCTTTGCGCGATCCGACTGGCTCTCCATTCCTTCCGCATATTTTGACGCCGAATCCTTACCGGTTGACTTAAGTGTTCCATCCTCGCTTTCGATTGCCGCGATCATCGCCTGCATTCCGCTTTTCGCTTCCTCGCTTAAGTTCCCTTCAAGATCTGCATTTTTCATCGCGGTAAGCAATTTCTGTGCGCCATCTGCACCGACACTTTCAAGCAACGATTTCATATTTTCGGAAGATGATCCGATTGTATTAAGTGCAACTCCCATCGCATCCGCAGTACTATCAATCGTAGACTGCTGCACCTCTGCAAGCCCTTGCTCCTGCGCCGTAAGGATCGACAATAAAGAATCCCCAGTTGTCTGCGCCTGTTCAAGAGCTGCTTTTGACCCGGAATCCAAAGTCGTATCCAGTCCGCTTTGTATTTCCGCCAATGCGCTGTTAATTTCCTCTGTACTGCCACTCATAACAGCCTCTGTCAGTTTGTTGTAATCAGCAATCACTTTCTGATTATCTTTCACAGCCGCTTGATTTACATCGAAAGCCGCTTTTTGTTCTTTCAGCTTATTATTGACGCCCTGCAATTCATCTTTGATTTCAGCGTACCTGCTTGCATCCGCATAGTTTGTCGATTTCGCTAATTCTGCCGCCTCTGCTTCCAGTGCAAGCTTCTCATCTTGGAGTCGGTTTACATCATTGTAGGACTGCGCCAGTTTTGCTACATTTTCAGCCTGCTCTTGGATTGCCTGTGCATATTCGCTTTCCATCGAATCCATAACCGCCTGTGCTTTTTTCGCGGCAATCAGATCATGGATTGATCCCGTAAGCTGCTGATAATTACCGATCACCCCATCTGTCAGGGCAATCTCCATTCCAAGCGCGCTCGACAGTTCACCGGCGATATAATTCGCCCTTGCCTCATAACCGTCCTTTACACGCCCATTTTCATCGGTGATTTTTGTCAGCTCGTTCCATAAGGACTCAGCTTGATCTATTTCCACTGTGCTGGCGTTAATCGTTTTCTGACGTGCTGCTGCCTCTTCCTCAATGTTTTTAATTGCTTCTTTAGACGCTTCGATATTTTCTTTTTGATTCTCCGTTAGTTCTCCTGTGGCAGATGCTGCGCGCTTCTGAGTAAGTGCATACGCGCCGATTCCAGCAACAAGAGCCCCGATTGCAGTAACGAGCAGTCCGATCGGGTTTGCCTTCATGACGGCGTTCCAAGCAGCCTGCGCCGCCGTCGCAAGTTTAATCTTTCCGGTGCACACGCCAACAATCATCTCTTTTGCTGTCAGTGCTCCGGAGGCTGCAAGAACTTGAAGAGCATTCGCTTTTTCTGCCGCGGACAACATTTTCGCTGTCGCTGCCAAAGTTTTGGCTGCTTTATTTGCACTTGTCAATACCTTATAGCCTTTAAATGCTACAAAAGCTGTTGTTGCAGATGCGGCAAGCAAATCCAAGTGATCTCCGGCAAAATCTAAGGTTTTCGTAAGCGGAGGAAGCGCAGCATCTGACAGTTTCCCAACAACATCGATTACATTTTCTAACGTATTTACAGCCGTTTTCCCGGCTTTTTTTAACCCGCCTGATTCCAACGATTCGGAAAGTGCATCAATCGCCTTTTCCGCCGGTTTTCGTAAACTGTTCGGAAGCAACTCCGCCAAACCACTGGCCAGCGCGTCTGCTACATCCCCGGCAGCTCCAAGCAATTTTCCTTTATTGTTTACGATACCGGATGCAAACGACTCGATAAAGCTAACCGCCGCATCGATCATTTCCGGGGCATGTGATGCCGCTGCTACTGCAAGATCGGCAAATTCATTTCCCGCCACATTCACAGCCGCTGCAATTCCTCCGTCTGTCAATGCGTCTGTAATGTGATTTACACTTTCTGTTGCACTTTGTGCTGCCTCTTTTAAGCCTCCTGACACCTTTTCGTAGAAGACGATCGCAAGACTTTCCGCTGATCCGCCAAGCTGCTCCACCGCTCCTTTTAAGTTATCCTGCATCGTTTCAGCCGCAGCTTTCGCTGATCCGTCACAGGTTCGATAAGACGCTGTCAGTTCATTGATTTTACCTTCGCCCTCATTGATCAACGCCAACATTCCCGAAAGCGATTCCTGCCCATAAAGAGTAACAAGGTAATTATTCTTCTGCTCGTCCGTCATTCCGGCCATTGCATTCCGAAGCATTCCAACCTGATCAGACAAGGATTTCATTTTCCCATCTGCATCATAGAAAGAAATACCTAGGTCATCCATAGCGTTCTGCATATCATCTGTCGGCTTAGACAATCTTGAAATTGCTCCGCGGAGCGTTGTTCCTGCTTGACTTCCCTGTATGCCGGCATTCGCCATAATACCGATTGCCGCTGCTGTCTCCTCAAAAGATAGTCCTGCTGACCGTGCAAGAGGCGCTACATACTTCATCGCCTCTCCGGTTTCTGCCACAGAAGAATTTGTCCGGTTCGCATTTTCCGCAAGCACATCGGCAACGTGCCCCGCTTCTGAAGCCTCCATGCCGAAACCTCGCAGGGCGGACGCTGCAATGTCAGAACTACTTGCCAAGTCCTCTCCTGATGCCGCTGCCAAGTCAAGAAGTCCCGGCATTGCCTCCATTGTTTCCGCTGTCGTAAATCCTGCCGCCGCAAGGTTTTCCATCCCTTCTGCCGCCTGTGATGCCGAAAACGATGTTTCTGCGCCAAGCTCGATCGCCTGTGCCTTTAACTTTTCGAATTCTTCCCCAGTTGCGCCGGAAATTGCTTTTACACGCGACATCTGCGACTCAAAATCAGCGCCGGTTTTGGCTGCCGCAGTTGCGACTCCGGCAAGTGCCGTCGCTGTTCCTGTTATTGCGGCGGCTGCTACTTTTAATCCTTTTTTAGCAACATTGCTTATGCGTTCCACCGCACCACTGATACTGATACTCGACCACTCCCAATGCTTATATGCAGAAGTTGACGACATACCAGATGATCGCTCAATTTCACTCCACGCTTTTTTGAATGCATCGCTCGCATTCATCCCCTGTTTCCGATATTCTGCCGCAAGAGTTGCCGCTTGAGCCTTCATTGATTTTTCGGTATTTTTTAACCCTTTTTCTATCCCCGACGAATCCAAATCGGTTTCGATTACAACTTTTCCGTCTGCCATTTATTTCACCTACCTTTCTGAATTTTTGTATAAAAAGAACACCTACCATTTCTGATAGATGTTCTAATTATCATTATGCTGTTTTAAGCCATCTTCTCTTGGCATACATTTTTCTTCTAATGCAAATAATCTTCCTTAGTTTCTGCGTCGCGCTGTATTATCATTCGATAGCTTCCGTCATCATTTTTTTGAAGGAAGTATGAGATTCCGTTTGCCACTTCGATTATAGCATCTGTAGGCTCTGTTCCTAACTCTTTCAAGCTATCCGCAGATAAGTTCAATGGAATTTCTTTTGAAGAATTATTGTTATATACTCCTGATCCTATTAGTGCCATTACACACATTGATGAAAAATATTCTTCTCCCTCTGCCGATACTGATACTAAAGTCAAGTTTTCATCTTCGTCCCCCAAAATAGTTATCATCGCACCATTTTCTGATTCATAAAGAATCTCCATTGTAGACCCATCAGACGCTTCTTGTACTCCTTCAGAAACAAAACTATATTCATCCGATGACTGTAACATAGAATACATAAAACATACATCGTCTATTGTCTTTGTAAATGGTAACGGTTTTTCTATACTTTGCAGTACCTTGTCAAAATCTGCGCTGTAATCTTCATCAGAAGTTTGCAGAGTCCCCAGCATAAAACTCACAAGTCCAAATCCGCAATCAAAAGTCACCATTGATACTGAATAATCGTCTCCTGCCATTTTGACTTTCATCTCAAATTTGTAAGCTTTCTCATCATTAACAACTGTCTCGGATTCATTGACCAATTTAAACTCTTCAAAGCCGGATGCCATCCCCTCTATAAATGATTCTCTATCACTATCATTAAGAATACTTACCTCTGACTCAGAATACATTACCGTCAACATACCTTGAGAAGGGTAAAAATAGAGTGTATTTTCAGTGAATTTTTCTCCTTTCTCCCACGCTTCTGGCACTTCAAAAGAATACCCTGCTATATTTTCATTTTGATTCGTACTTGAATCAAAATCATTTGTAATACTTTTCTCTTTCCCGCATCCTGCCAGCATTCCGCAGCACAAGCATGCCGCCAGAAGCACGCTCAAAAATTTTTTCATTTACTTTTTCCTCCATTTCTCATTCCTTCCACACCACGCTTTGATTATACCAGTGCTCACAATGAAAGACAAGGAATCTCATTTGTTTTCTACAGCAATTTGCTCACATCTCCTCCGTGAATCAGCGCTTCTTCAATCAATCTTTCCTTTTCGCTCATCGGTGGAAGTTTTTGTTCTAATCCATAATATCTCTGCATCGCTCGGTAAAATTCCTGTTCGGTTTTGGATAGATTCTTATTCCCTGTGTCGATCGTCCGGTACTCCATCACCTTTTGCAACCTCGTACCGTTTCCAAGGTTTTCTAGAAGAATCATGAATTTCCACCAGTGCATATCGGATTCCTGTAGATCGATTCCGTATTGCTGCATAAATCCCGCATAAATCAGATCTGCATCTTCTTCAAAATCAAATGGCTGCTTATCATTCAATCCTGCAATCTTACTTGGGAACTTCCGCTTAGACGGTTCTCGACCACAGGAGAAGAACCAAAACATTTGATCCACATGCTCCTCGGAGAAAATTTTCTGTTTTTGATAAAATAAGAGCAGGATTTGCAGAAGTTCCTCTTGAGAAAGTTCTGTTTTCCCGCTCTGTATTTCATAGCATTTCAAAATTGTGCGAAAATCAGAGGACACCGGACAGTCTACCCCATTTACCCACACACTTTTCGGAAACGCTTCCGTCAGCACGCTCATCGTTTTTTCAAGGCTTCTATCTTATCCATTTCTTTATCAAAAGCCTCATTCTGTCGGATCTGTTCCTCTACAAGCAAATTGAACGCCGCAATATATTTCAGCAGGTTATTTCCTGACCCACAAACCTTTTCGCCAGTTCCTTCTCCAAACACATCATCAAAAAACTGCTTTATTGTACCACACAGATATTTGTTTTTTTCCTGCTCTGATCCTTTCGGACTATTTTCTTTGATATGTCCCCTTTAAGCTGTGCGGAAATGTACAAATAACAAGTTTCCGGCTTTGCTTCCGCATTTTTAATAGCGGTTTTGCCTTTTCTAATCGCTGCAATTCCAGCTTTCGCGTCTGCGATCGCTTCCGCAACCTTATTTTCAGATGGTGCATATCCTGCATAAGATGAAAGTCTCCAAGCATCAAGTTCCGGAACGACCTGTGTCCTCAAAAATTCTCCGGAAAGACGCCCGAAGGCAACACCTGCAGATTCAATGTTGTCCATCGCATCTACAGTAAACATACGGCCACGATCATAAGTACACTTCTTAGTCTCGTACTCAAGCGTGACGTCACCTGCAACATATCCTGTCTGCTTATTGTAATTTGCAAGACCGGACATCGTCATTTTCGGAATCAAAATTTCATTTGCGTTCGCACCCTCTTTTACAAGTTCGTTCGGTCCGTCCAAAACGGCTGTAAGAGATGCCAGTTTATAAACTTCATCAAGCATAGTAGCATACGCTTTTCTTAATGCAATCGTATTTGCCATATCTTTTTACCTCTCTCTTTCTAAAAATAAAAATTATTTGTTTGTCGGAAGTCCCATAGCTGCTCTGATTGCTGACAGATTATCTCCGCCAACATCAGCACTGCCTCCGGTTGCTCCGACTGCGTTCATAAATGGTTCGTCAGAACCAAACAAATAAGCATCGGACTCCTTCACGGTTTCCAATGCCTTCTTAATGTCCTCAGACTGGTTTTTTGATGCTTTCAATGCTTCCATATCAAGCATAGCCATGACTGCTTTTTCATTTCTTCCACCGGCTGACTTGATAGCCTCTTTGACGGTATCGGAGAAAATGCGGTCTGCTTCTTTTGCAGCGTATTCTTCATCCTTATCCTTCAACTGCTTGTTCAAATTTTCAATTTCACTCTGCATGGCTGCCGGATCTACATCCTTGAACTTTTCCAAAGATTCTGTTGCAGTTGCAAGCTGGTCTTTGTAATTGTCACGCTCTCCCTCGGCTTTTGTAGTCTTTGCCTGTTCCGCAGCAACGTCCTTTCCATTTTCTGCCATGATTTTGTCAACAACATCCTGTTCCAATCCAAGTCCTTTTAAAAATTCTGCCTTCATATTACACTCTCCTTTCTTCCGTTCTTTTACGTCTGCCGGAAAAAGACAATAAAATAAGACGCGTCACCCTGCGTCTCAACGGGAGATAACTGGATCACCATTCCTTTCCTACATCCTGTTCAAAAAGTTTCATGACAATCCTCCTTTCTTAAAAATGGGTATAAAAATACCACTCACTCCGAAGAATGAATGGTATTAATTACTAGAATGTCTCTGATGAAGAATTTCATCATACAGTCTATACAACTTCTTACCTAAATTATTAACAGTTTCTTGATGATCTAAACCTCTATATACAATTTCATCGTTTACTAAAAGTTGCAGTTCTTTTATATCGGACACTTCTAACTCTTTTGCATCAGAATCTATTTTCCTTTGGCTTAAAATCAAAGATTGTGCATCTTCAACTTCTTCTAAGAGAAGTTTCGACATCTCATTATTTAATTTTATGATCATATCATCGCCTCCTACTGCGGATTACACTGAATTAAAATTCCTGTATTGGGATTTACCGATACAATGCACCTATCTGTAACAAATTTAACACTGTCAGGATCTCTCTTTCTTGTTCTGACTCCCCCGTACAAAAGTGCATACCATATATCCTCAATATCAACTCCACTTCTTGGTCTCTCGGTCTTCGGGTCTTCTTTTGTACCTATGACACGTTCTATAAAATGTTTGCTCTGTCCTGAAATCTTTATCCCATTGGATGTCTTCATGCCAACAAGCTCTTTTTCTATTCTGTCATGCAATTTTTTGTAGTTTTTAAATCCGGATAATGGGGATATCATTCCGTTTGCAACAGAATTTTTATAATCTGTCAACAAATTAAACTCTTTAGGTTCATTATACTTCATCTGCCGGAAATCAGCAAGGCTGCCGACATCATCTCCAAGTATATTTCTGTACCGGTAATACTGCTTTGAATCTCTATCTGCATTTCGAATCATGTCAGCTGTATACCGCGCATTCTGTTTCTTTGAATTTGTGGCTACTCTTCCGCGCATATCGTAATAGATACGCTCTCTTTCTTCTGTCAGCCCCATCTTCTTACAGAACCGGCTATACTCATTCAACTGCCCTTGATACTTGGCTCTTGCAATCATCACATCATCCGGATCAGCGTCACCCTTCTTCAATAGCTCAACCTTTTCACGCTGCGCCCGCATACAGGTCTCCATCTGTCTCTGACGTTGCTTTGCTTCATACAGAGTATATTCTTTGCCGTTAAAGCTCTTCGGCGTGTTTTCCTTGCGATTCTGCTCTTCCAGCCATTCATCCGTCCAGTTCCGAACAGAAATGCCGGGAACAAAAGGATAATACATATGATAACAATTCGCACCGAGTAGCCCGGTCACAGTTCCAAGACCACACACCGTCGTAAGTTCTTCTTTGCTATATACTCTGCCCTTCAATCAGGTATTTCATATCACGCTCGATCGTGTATTCAAACGCATCCAAACTGTCGATATCTGTGCTGCCATCATCCAGGCGATCATCCTTATCTTTCACATCCTTATTCCAAACTGCATCCGAAAATGCCGTATTCAAGCTTTCGCAGTCTTTTGTAATAAAAAACCGCCCTGCTCCCATGAGCTTGACGGTACATCTGATTCTGTCATTTATCGTTGCTTTTTTTGCCTTACGAACCGATATCCAAGGATACTGTTTCTCCACTGCGTTCCGAATAGAATTTCCAAGAACCGTCTCCGCATTATCATAATAAACGGTTTCCACATTGCAATATTCCACATAATCTCCGTGTCGGATAACAACCCCATATTCTTCAATCACTTCTCCAACAAAGTCGCAAAACATCTTGTCCAGCATATTGCTGTCTATATCCTCATTTTCATCCTTTGCCATGATTCTACGGGATTTTAGTGCAATTACATCTCTGTAATTGTCTGTATATCCTCTGGCAACAAAAGAATGACCGGACTGATTTCCACCGAAGTCTAAACCAATCTCTATTGATGTGATATCTTCCTTCCTGAACTGCTTCACTTCTGCATCCGGATTCAGCTCTTCCACAACTTCACATCGGTATGCATCCGGATTATCCGCAAAACGCTTATAGATTGCCCCCTCTGCACGTTTCCACATTCCTAGTATAAGCCGATCATAATAGATTGTACCCTCGTATTCTTTGCAGAGCTGCTGCACAAATTCTTCTGGCAAGAAAGGATTGTCAAAAATGGTGTATCTCTGCAAATAAATATCCAGCTCTATGTTATCCAGAAACTCTTTTAGCCAGTGTGTAGGATGCTCCGGGTTACATGATCCATCAAAACAGGAATATGGTTTATCAAGACGAGATTTCAACATTTGGAACACTTCCTTGTTCCACTTTGCCACCTCGTCTCCGTAGCAGTACTTAATGGATGCCCCTTGAATCTTTGCCACCTGACTAATTTTCTCTGCTCCTAGACAGTAAACATCCTCTCCACAGATCCGCGCTACATTCCGGTTGTTAATCGTTCCGATCAACTTGTCTGTGTAAATCTCTCGCATCGGCTGCAAAACATTTCGTTCGATAGACTCTTTCGATACGCCAAGAATCACATTTAATCCTGGCTTGCCTGCACGCTCTCTGATCCGGAAAGGAATCACAAACGCAGTGTCGACATAAGACTTTCCGGATCGCACAGCTCCGGATTTAATATTCCAACGATGCGTCGCATTCACAATATACTCATTCTGTTTCTTGCTTAACTGCATTATCACGCACCTCTTTTAGTATCTGATCCAGTTTATCAAGAGCCTCTTCCGTTTCATTTTCACCAGTAACCGCCTGCTTGCGTGCTTTCTTAAGCTCTGTATCTGCTTCACGGTTCAACCGGTTCTCGTCAGGTTCAGAAGACTGGCCAGAGTATTTTGCAACAAAGGTGGCTGCCTTCGTATCTCCAGCCAACGCCTCTTTAATCTGCGCCATCAAAAGAGCTGACTCTAAAGTACACTCAACACCAAGTGCCTCTAGAACCGGCTTCCATTCTTCACTATCTATTTCAGCAGTAAGCAGCATATTCAGCGTCTTCCGGAAATCTGCTTTCCGACGCCTCGCTTCTCCGCTTGCTTTACCTCCTTTTGATGTAATAATCCGTAGTTCGTCCGTTGTTCGATGATCAAATCCTTTATCTTTTATGTTTTCATAATTCGCCACGTCACCACCTTCCTCTACTTAAAATTTTGCATTAGAAAAGCACCCTTTCGGATGCCTTATACCTGTCTGTTCTTCGGCTCCACCGCTTCAGACCGGACATTGTGTGTCTGGTTCTGATTCTCCGGTTTTACCTTTTCCGTTATGCTGTTGAACTTATTCAAGTTCTTCTGTCTGTTTTCCTGCTCCTGCTGCTTTTTGTTCATACCATCACCTCGGGGATAGTATGTGCACAGGAAATGGAATTATGTATGAGAAAAGCACCCCGAAGGGTGCTATTCACAATTTATATAACTAGAGAATTAGTTAGCACTTTTTGTTATTCCAAGAACGCTCATAATCGCATCCTGAAGCAATTTTGAATAGTTGATTCCAGCTTTTTCTGCTTCTACATTCATCCAGTATGGAATCGTACAATTTTTCTTTACCGCTTTGTTATCCACCTTTCTTCTGTATTCCACAAAATCAACATCAACTAATGTTACAATATCTTCTTTTGCCGCATTAATTCCTGCAATATTGGGTTCCGGAAGTACTTTTCCTTCATCCATCAAGTCTATTCCCATGAGACCGATTGCATCCCTTGCCATTTCCATTGCGTCTGCAATATCCATTCCCTGTGTCGCAATATCAAAATCCGGGATCTCCACATAGAAAAATCCATCATCTTCTTTCGATATTACAACAGGATATGCCCTTCTTCCTTCTTTCATTGTGATTCCTCCTCCACACATATAAACGCGTTCTCACTTAATAAAACTTCAAGAAAGTGGGACTATTTCAGTCCCAACTTCTTAATAATGTTTCTTGCAAGTCTCTCGTTGATATCTGGATGTCTCGGAATGGGTTCGCTCCTATGACCATCCGTATATATGTCATGGTTTCCACCATTTCTCTTTATATACCACCCGTTATCTTCAAGCAACTTAACTAATTCTCTACGTTTCATTAAGCAAGCTCCTTTCTCTTTATACGTATATTATACGCATAAATATATCCATTGTCAATAGTAAATACGCATTTTATACGCATTTCTTTAAATCAAAAAACGCCCCGCAAATGCAGGACGTCTTTACTTGGTTTATGCAAGAGTAGGGGGAAGAGCCGCAGGCGCTTTGCCTTTTGGCTCTAGTATTATTATACATATGCTTTTTATGCGTGCTATGCGTTTTCTAAATAATCATCAATTCTTCTGCTCACACGGCTCTGATCTAAATGTACCGCTTTCGCAACCGCCTTCTGTTTTCTCCCCTCGACGAAGCACATCCTGAAGATCCGCCTTGTAATGCTATCAGTTATCGCTTCCACCCATTCCTCTATCTCCACACATTCCTGCTCCAGCTGCTCCTTCCGTCGCTGATCCCGGTCCTGAAGGCGATCATGCTTCTCCTTGTCGAATCCTACCACACCCTGTGGCATGGGATATCCCTTGCTGTAATCAAAGATTACGTCATTCCCTATCAACCCCTCATCTCTCCATCGGTTTTTGAGTATGTAATCCAGCTCCAGGATCTCATCCTTTTTACTCCGGTATCCCTGGAGCAGCTCCTTTGTTATCTCCACCCGCATCACCCCTTAATCCACATCGTCTCTGTAAATATTCCCACGCTGTCTCCCGCCGGATCTGCTGCCCCTGCGCCCGGATCAGCGCGGCAGCGCTAGGTTCGTTTGTATTGCTCAATGTATCAGCTCCTTTTTCGGTCTGCCACGTTTCCGCATCCCTTTTAATCCATACGCTTTCACTCCAGCTATAACCGTTGCTACTGATATGTCTAACAAATATGCTATTTCTACGTTCGACTTTCCTTCATTCACGTATTTTTTCAGTTTCTCTACGTCGTAACACTTTCTGTACATTCGTTTCCGTGATTCGTCTTTTCCCGCATCGCTTTCCATTTTTACCTCTCCATTAAAATCAACTTAATTCAACCGATCTAACGGACATTCGCCGCTCTCTCGTTGCACATCACACTCACCGTAGTCGTCTATCGTATTTCTGTACTCACAGTAGTTTTCGCAAACGTCCTCACAAACCTCTTCAATGATCGTTACTATGCTTTTTGTTTCATTTTTCATCTCCACTCTCCTTTCGATCAACTCGTGAATGACTTAAGCAAACCTAATCTGCCCACTCCCTTCTTCCTCTGTTCGGAAGTTCGGCAACCGTTCTCCAACCTTCAGATACGGGCAATTTGCTTCTACCAGTTTCTGTGCCATAATCGGCACAACACTGTTCCCAATCCGTGCCACCTGTTTTGTAATCGGATATGATTTCCACCTGTAATCCCGGTCAATGATGTAATCCTTCGGAAAGCCCTGCATCAGTTTCAGTTCTTCCGGTTTTAGCATCCTGAGGAAGATGTCATTCAGGATATACTTTTCCCCCTCAATATCCAACACTACATTCACCAGTCCGAAATGCCCCGGCGATGTTGTAATGGTGTGTAACGGTTCATCGCATCCCTGTACGATCCCGCTTTTATAGAACTTTGTAATAAATGCGGTTACGAGTCCGTACCGATTGCTGGTATCTATGGTCTTTATTGGCTCCGTCAGAAGTTGCCCACGGGACTCTCCTGCCTTTGTCTCTCCGTGGTATTGGATCAAAAATGCAGTTACAAGTCGGTTATGATCCACAGTTGTTATAGTACTACACGGATTACTCAAGTCGCTCCCACAGCCTGCATAATTTCCGCCATATGCCTTGTCCAAATATGAAACAAACAGTTTTCCCCCATCCTTTACAATATATGGTGCAGGATTTTCAATGATATATTTTCGAATTCCGTTTGCAATTCGCTTCATAGTCGCATCTGCCAGTGGCTTCGGTCTATCAAATATAGACCGTCCCAAATCAGACCAGTCTATGTAATCTCCGCATGCCTTCCAGTGTGGTTCTCTATCCTTGAAATGTGTCGGTGCCGGCCAGACAATCTCCCGACCATCCCTCCGGAATATTGCGTACCAACGTTTCCGTGTTGTAGGCGCTCCATAGTCTGCTGCCACAAGCTCCCGGCAGTCAAATACATATCCGAGAGACTTCATGGCTGTTATGAACTTCTGATAATCCTCTCCGCGGCGCTCCTTGATCGGATGTCCGTCTGCGTCAAGCGGGCCCCACTGTTGAATCTCTTCCACGTTTTCCATCAGGATTATATCCGGTAGGATAGCCTTCGTATGCTTATACACGGCCCACGGAAGGATCCTTAGACCTCTCTCACGGGGTTTCCCCCCCTTTCGCCTTGCTATGGCTCGTACAGTCCGGCGATGCCCACATAAGAGCCACATGCCGGCCTTTCACATATTTTTTCAGATCCACCCTAAAAATATCTTCTGTCAGATGTAATGTATTCGGATGGTTCGTTTTATGCATCAGAATTGCATCCGGATCGTGATTGATTGCAATATCGACCGATCGCCCCAGCGCCATCTCAATTCCTACGCTTGCCCCACCTCCACCGGCAAAGCAGTCTATTATCAAATCTCTCTTCATCTCTCGCAAGAAGCCCGGTATACCATTGCCCCGGCCGGAGGCTGACTCCTTTCTTTTTTTTACTCAGATAAAAACCACCATATCTTTTGATTTTTACCGTATCCTGTCTGTGCTGTGTCTACACCGATATCTCTCTTTGCTTTATTGAGATCCGCTCTCTTGATCCCTGTAGCATCTGCCATCCTCAATACTTCCGCGCCATCGATCCGACCGCCTGCCAATGTCTCTTTCAAAAAACGAACTGCTTTGTCGTAATCGGTCATCTTTAGCACCTGTGCACATTCCTTAACATCTTCCTTTACTTTCTCAAGCTGAAGGGTATTTGCATGAACTTTACTCCAAATTTTCTCGATAAGCTCCCCGTACTCTATAATAGCCTGATGGATTTCTCGCATTTCTTTGTGCAGGTTTTCCAGTATCTTGATTTCTCCCTGTGATCCAGTTGCTTCCTCCTGCTTGATCAGACTCCCCTGTTCCAATCCGAGCAGCAGACACATAAGCCATTCTACCTCCGCTGGCTGATCCGGATTCTTTTCCATCAAGCCGACGAAGTTCTTGTTCTTCGTCATGTCCCTAGATAAATCTGCTTTTGTCTTACCCTGTTTTTCCAACTCTAGGCAGAGACGATTATAATCAATCGTTACTTTCTCCATTCTTTTGCTGTACCTCCATTCTCTCTCATGAGACGGTCTATAAGATTCACCGTAGCTGACACAATCTCTGTGGCGAACTGCGTCTTATCTGATCTCTCATATATATCCTGCGCCCGCTCGTGCACTTTGAAGCACTCAACGGGCGTCCCTGTCGCATCGCAGAACTCCCGAATTAGCTTCCAGGACTCTGCGATCGGAAAATAAATCTTCCTAAGCTGATCAGCATGTTGTCCTTCTGGATCTGCGTCATTCGTGCCAACGCTGGGTTCATGCCTTTCTTCTTTATCACGCCTATTCCTCCCAGTATTCAATCACATATTCCATCTGCTGCGTCTTTCCGGATGCTTTTCCTGGAATCGGCTGTCTGTTCAGTTTTACCGCATACCCAGCCTTTAAAAGCAATGTTGCAACTTTAAGCCGGTCTTCTTCGCTCCACTGAACAGAGCCTTTCCGGATACTCCGGATTACATTTCTTTTAGTTTCTCTTGTCTCGTCCATCATTTTCCCTTTCTGCATTTCATGCCTTTGTGGAAATACATCTCTGTCCGACGTTTTGTACGAACATATTCATAATCTCCGACAATCAGCTCACCGCACAGGTAGCAGATCTTTGCATCGTCTGCCTTTACCTGCTTTGCATCCTCTTTCTTTTTTTCATCACGACCACTCCTTAATCTGCTCTACTGGTCCCGACCATGATGCTTTTTGGTACCAAATAAACTGCATGATCACTGGATCGTCTTGATATTTCTTTTCTAAATCAGAGGCGGCATCATTGATATATCGCACATACCCATCTTCAAGATATTTTTTATACGCTACCCACATGGTGTTATACACATCTGTGATCTTCTCATGCAGGTCTTTCACTTTTTTATCCATAAATACCTCCAAAAGTAACAAGAACATTGTTTTGTAACACGATATTTCAAAAAGTAACAAATGCATTTGTTACCACGCAAACCCGCGTATTTACTAGGTTTATCAGCACTTTTCCGAGCGGTAACATTAGTAACACCTCTTTTCCCTTATAGGGTGCGGAACGATATATATACATATATTTCAGATATATATAGGCGTTTTCGAATGTTACCCCTGTTACTTTGTTACCGTTATTTAAACGGGAGCTCTTCCTGCGATACATCCGTCGGCTCGAATCCGTCCTTGTCTTGGAATTCGTTCAGCTGCAAGAATACGCAGCGAACCGGCTTGCCGTCGATCTTCTTCAGCTTTGTCTGGTTCTTGCCGTCTGTCTGGATAATTCCCTGCTTATCCGCCCAGTTGAGGAATGCCTTGTAGGAATAATCTCCCTGCCGGCACAGCTCCTTCACAGCCTGAGGGTACATGATTGCATATCCTTCGCTAATAATCCCCCATTGCTCCGTCGTTGCCGCGGCATCAAAACGCTGCCGGTTCATGTTAATCTTGTCAAGCAGATAGTGGTAACAACGCTCATGCTCTGACACCTCACTCTTATCCACAAGGACGCTTTCAGCTTCCTGTACACTGATATATTCTCCATCATAAAAGATATGATCCGTTGCTATCCGATCAGCCAGCAACAGGACCGACATGGCTATGCTCTGTTTCTGCATTTTATCAACGCTGAATAGCTCCTTTTGAAGCTTTTGCTGTATCTCCCTGAGTTCTTCCGCGCCCATCTTCTTTATGACCTGCACAAACCGTTTCCCGGCAAATCCATAGTTCTTTTTGAGCAGCTCCGCTGTATATTGTGGGTCCTGATATACCTTTTCACCACATTCAATCTCAAGAATACGGTTAATCGCGCCACCCTGCGACACATAGGACGTCAATGGGCGCTCCCCGTTTGTAAGGATCGTATTCTTCCATCGATTCTCCCGGCGGATTCCAAGTTCTTTATTGGATCGACTCTTGCCCTTCCCAGAACACAAATCATACACGACGCCCTCGAAATTATCTCTGATCCGACTGCTAGTCTTGCTGGTATCATCCAGCATCAAAGGAAGATGGTTCAGTAAGTCCGCGCGAATCTCCAACTGTGTGTCCGTTGTCTTGAAATCGCCTATGTACTGGTTATTGTCCGGATTCGCCCAAATCGAAGCCGCAAGCATCATGGAGACAGATTTTCCCCCTTCCGTCTCGCCCCAAAGATCAACAATAAACGGAAGAGCACCTAAACGGTTGACTAGAATACTTGCAAAGGATGCTGCTAGAGAAAATTTGATCTCCAACCGCCCTGTCCTGCGTAATGCCTTCACATGCTCCAGCCACTCCTGCCAGCTTCCATGCTCTCGGATACTCTCGTATACTTGTCCGAATGCCATATCCCCATCAAAAATAATCTCCGTATCATACGGCAGAAAACCATCTCCGATCCAGCCTAGTTTTGCGCTCGATCTTTGAATTGGGATCTCGTCATCGTTCATATTTTCTACGTCCGACAGATATTTCACCAACAATTTTGCATTTTCGGATGTGACTGCTACACCGAGCTTGGACAACGAGACAATCTTGCTTGCCGAAGATATAATATCTTTTGGGACGGCAATCTCTGTCCAGCGGTGATTACGTTTATACGCCAGCCGGATCTGTTCTTCCCCTGTCTCCAGGTTCCGCATCCTTCCGATCGGCATGATTGGATGGTAACAGACGATCACCTCGTTGGAATAATCCTTATTGAATGTCCGTATACCATTGTCTGCGGCAAGCCAGGATCCGCACTTCATAGAGTCGTACTTCCCAGTAAAATTCGTCCAGTTTTCAATGAGTGTCTGACTCTGCCGCTGTTTCTGCTGAGTTTCCTTCTCAGCTTTTTCGAATGCTTTCACCATTGTGTCAAACTGCCCTTTTACTCCGAGCTCCTTTGCACGATCCTGAAAGGAAAGGAGCATCTGTGCCCGTCTTATAGCATCCTCCTGCTCAAAGATTTCCACAAAGACTTCCTCTGCCAGGATTCCTTTTTTATCGTAACTGTTTAAAGGTTTCATATCGCTCCTTATCACCTCGGTTCATTTAAAACTTCGTGTAAATACAGTTGATACTGCAGCTTGTTATAGCTTTCCGTCCAGAGATCAGAAAGCGGCACTGTAAGTATCAGACAGTCTCGATATATGTCGATCAGCTCGCTATTGACTTTCCGCCGCTCTTCCAGATTCTCTTTCTGCCTTTGCTGCATCTCCCACTCTTTCCGGGCGTGATACCGCGACATTCGTTCTCCGAACGTCTCTTTTTTCTGCTCGTATGTTCCGCCCAGATTGAAAAATGCTTCCCGGAATGTGATATCTTCCATTTGGCTTACAAAGTCAAAAATATCCCCATGAGCCCCGCATCCGAAGCAGTAATAGCTGTCCTGGTAGATCTTCATGGATGCGGTTTTCTCTTTATGGAACGGGCAGCAGATGAAGCCAGCTCTGTTCGGTTGCATCCCATACCGCCCTAAAATATCTCGCATGCTATAAGTTTTCTTAATTTCTTCACTGTTCATAGTCCATCCATCAAAATCCGAATAATCTCTTTTCCCGTCTCGTCCTTATCACAGAAAAGGAATCGGCAACCATACTTCTGTTCCTGAGTACAGAGAATTTTATACAATACATCGCCTGTCATAGCCTTTGTTTCGACATCCTCCCACTTTCCAGTGACCCGATTTCGCTGTCTCTTCCATCTGCGGGGATTATCCCACCATGCCACGTCCTGCAGGCAGGTAATCCCCTTCCCGTGCTCCACCAGGATCACTAGCTGGATCTCATTTTTCTGTGCAAGGATCAGCTCCCTTCGGAACCGGTCATGATCGTTGCAGACGTTATTGCACAGCTCTGACAGGTTCTGCTTTCTGTCGATAATCAGCCGGGGATTATCATAGTTCATGTAATCCCCGACCATCAGCTTTGATACCGGATGCGTAATATTCTGTCGGTCAAACTCCGCCACGATCTTCGTGATCGCCCGCGCCTTTTCCCTGCTGTCAATCTGTATAATCATTCACATCACCTCAATTAAACGGCAGTTTTTCGTCAATCCCGTCTGGGATATTCATAAATCCGTCTCCATCTTCTTGTCCGAAGCCTCCGCCATACTCCATATGGGCTCCACAATCCTGCGACGAACTCTTGCTCTCCCCGAATCCGACCTGCTCCGCGATCACATCCGTTGTATATACTTTTACACCGTCCTTGTTTGTATAAGATCCAGACTGAATCCTGCCAGTCAGCTCCAGCTTCATGCCCTGGCGGAAATACCGCTCAATAAATTCCGCTGTCTTTCCAAAAGCGACACAGCTGGGGAAGTCTGCCGTTGGTCCGCCGTCCTGTTTAAAGCGGCGGTCTACCGCAAGGGTAAACCGCGCAATGCTTGTCCCGCCATCCGTGTACCGCACATCCGGATCCCTGGTGAGACGGCCTGTTAAATTCACACTATTTATGCTCATCTGATGCCTCCCGCTTTAAATTCTTTGTTACTTCAAAAATCTTCATGGCTTGCTTAAATTCCTCTACAGTCATTTCTTCGATGCTCTTTGCCTTTGAATGCAACCGATCAAGGATCATTTTATCCGACACACCAGTCCGCTTCTGTTCAGCGCGGATCGTATTCACCATCACCTCAGTTACCTTCCTGTCTTCGCTTTCCTGCGCAGCACCTCTCTTCTGCTCCGGATTGCCCTCTTTATTTTCGGCCGGCTGAGCTTTTGCCGATTCTTGCTTCTTTGCAGCGGGTGCTGATGTCTTACCTTTTCCAGCATTCTTTTCCTGGGTCGTCTTCCCATCCATGTCATGGATCTCCGCATCCGGATCCGCCATATCCTCAACCGGAATGCAGAAGAGCTGGAAGCACAGATACTTATATGCGATCGCCATGGCTTTGTTAATAGCCTTATCCCCTGTATCCATAGCCTCACCTTTGAGGACGGTCTCAACATGGGATCCATCTTCCGCGTATACCGTATATTTCATTTTAAGAATGACAGAAGTGACCCTGCCTCCGCTTTTGCTCGTTCCAATCTCCCGGATCTCGTCCAAAATCTCCGGAAGAATAAATACTTTGTTCTTTGCCAGAGCGGGATTCAGGACGCTATAAACGTCGTCCACACTCCTGTACTTAAAGCCCTGCTGCTTATTAACCTTATCCTTGGACACCACGCCGATGTCATTGATCACGCCTGCAATAGCCGCGTAAATCTTCGGTGCTCCTGGAAGCATTGCCTGTCCTTCCTGCATTATCCGTCCCTCCGTTCGTAATAAACTCCAATGCTATCCAGTGCCATATCAATAGCCTGGATATCTTCATCGGATGCCACCACATGATAAAACACAGTCCGGGTGTCCGGCTGCACAAACGGCATCACATCATCACCACCAGACTTTTCGGTCTCAAGCGGGGCAACTGCCGCTTCCTGTCTTGCGGCCTGGGATTCTCTTGCTTCTGCTTCCTGACGCGCCTGCTCCCGAATCCTCGCTTCTCGCTCAATAGCTTCTCTTTCTGCTACACGGATCCGTTTTTCCTCAGCAAGACGCCTCCTTTCTTCCTCTTGACGTCTGCGCTCCTCTTCCCTGCGCATGATCTCAGCTTTCTGCTGTTCATAATTGTTTATGTAGGCAACTGCCTTAGCCATATCCTGAGAATCCTTATAAATCTCAAGCGCTTTTTCCACAGCATCTGACTGCATCCCGGAAATAGTGCTTACTGCAATTCTGGCACTCTCTACAGCAGTAGCTATGCTCTCCCTGATAGATCTCATGGTTGTAGTGGCATTCTCCCATTTTGTGTCGTAAATTCTTCCAAGGTCACAGTACTCTTCCATGTCACCAATGATTTCCTGATAGATTTCCTTGATCTTCTCACGCCGTTCCTCTCTTCTCTTCCGTTCAAAGTCCTTCAGCTGAGAATCAATCAGGCAGATGGGTTCATCAATCTTCTCAGTCAAGTTCTTCATCTTCGCCTCGAAGTCCTCATAGGGTTTCATCCATTCTTTCTTTACGCCCTTCCGCGCATCTTCAAAGTCCTTTTTCAGCTTTCTGAGGTTGGCTACCTCTGATTTTGCGATGCTCTTGCTTTCCTCGGTAAATACCGCACCTTTATACTCCGCCAGTTTCGCATCCAGAGCTTTTTCGATCTCATCAAAATTCAACTCGATAACCCCTGGATTCTGCTTCACATTTAATGTCAACTCGTTCATATTAATCTCCTCTCACTTCATACCCTTTTTAATCCGATAAATGTACCAATCAGCCTCTCTATCATTGCTTCTGGATTTTCCGGACCGACAATGTCTTCTCCCACCACAATACCAAAAATCAAGTCCCCAACAATAGGATAACCATGCCTTGCCGTTCCATACAATGCGCACCCTAATGCATTCTCCGAAAGTCCTTTAACAAGCCCCTCTTCATCGACTAGCATAATCACGGACGGATTTTTGAAATAATCCGCCATGAGTTGAGTATGGACCGTCTCAAAAGAACCACCAATTGCTTGCTGAATGCTCTTGAAATCAGAGAAATCCACATCAATAATGGACACTTTATTGTCAGTTGTTACCTTTACAGTTTTCATTTCTTTACAAATCCCTCTTTTTCGTCTAAAATAAAGTTGATCTTTTAACTATGCGCCCAGAGGTTGCCGCCTCATTTATGGGCGCATTTTATTTTGCCATTACCTGCCTTGTGGCCGGATCATAAACAACGATCATGCAATCTCCTGTTTTATCCTTTATAAATGCCTCGTTTCCGTGCATTTCCGTGATGTGTACGCAGTCACAATAAAAGTTCTGGTTGATCCACTTGCGGATCGCATACTCTGCGATCGTCTTCGCTCCTTTGATCATCTTCGCTCACCTCCTTAGATCGGTCCTGCCTGCAAGATATAAATAATCACAGCCATCACCGCATTTAACATCATGCTTGCGACTGTTACCGCGATCAGTCCTCTTGCAGCGCTGTCTCTTTCTTTTCTTTTGCTCCGGATCTTTCGGCTCTCCTGCTTGTGATCCGCTTCCGGCAAGCTTCTCCGTTCGATCGGGATCAGTGCCAGCTCCGGCACTGCCAGTAATTTCATTTTTTCCATGCTTGTCCTTCCTTTCTACCGCTTACGCGGTTTTCTCTATTATGTAGTTTCTGTCAAAAAGAACCCTCTGGTTAACACTTTCTGCAAATGCCTCTTTGTCTTCCAGTTCCTTAACCTCTACTTCTTTTCCGTCAATTACTACAATGCTTTTTATGATCATTTACACCACCTCTCTAAAGCTTATGAATCACTGTTTGTACTTGTTGCGTCGTCCAATGAAATCCCCTATACTTTAATTACCGAGTACCAGTCGGAATAATTATGAAAGGAGTATAATATCATGAAACTAAATTTAAATTGCATACGCGACATTCTCTTAACTCTGTCCGAAAAACTGATTCCCGATGAAAGTGGATATATTGTTCCGCTATCTCCTTCTGAGTTTTCTGAATCTGAACTATCACAATACGAAAAGAATGAAGTGATGTACTGGATTCGTAAACTTATGGATGAAGGTATCATCATAAAAGGGAAAAAATATGTTGATTCTCCACTTCCACTGATTAAAGATATTTCTATGGCAGGATATCAGTTTATCGAAGCCACCGAAAAACCTTCTGCTTGGAATACAATAAAACCAAAACTTTCCGAAATAGCGATATCATCTGTCACAACGCTCATCAATGCTGTTATCAGCTTGACTGTCTCCTAAAATTGTGACATCCATTTCAATTGTCAGAGTTGCTTGGTTGTCTCCTTCCTTTTGGACAACCGAGTATTTTCTGATGCCATAAATTCTTTTTTCATCTAAGAAAATACCGTTATCTACTTTTAATTTGTGCAATCCAGCTATTTCTTTCACACCTCCTCACTCTCCTTTCTCTTCTGCTTCAAAGTCATGCTTATCGAACACCTTTCCTGTTACACTACTCTAGGAAGAACTCAATAGATACCCCGAAGTAGTCGGCGAGAATTTTGAGTTTGTCAGTTTTTACGTTACTCCGTCCGCGTTTCCAATCAGATAAAACTGATTGAGATATTCCTGTATCTTTTGATACCTGATACGCTGTCTTGTTGGTTTTATCCAATAATTCAGCAAATTTTTCGTACACTTTTGCACCGCCTTTCCGTATATAAACAGTTGTAATTACTACGGAAATGTGATAGTATTTACTTGTCAGATAAATTCAACATTTCCGTAGTATGCATTTGGATTATCGGTTTTCCTTTGCATACTCATACTATACTATGTATTTTCGATAATGTCAATTAAATACTATCGGTTTTTCATAGTATCACCCATGTTTGTGAAAGGTGGACAAAAAATGTATGAGATTTTTGAGCAATTACTACAAAAGTATGGTGTTAGTGCATACAAAGTAGCAAAGGCGACAGGAGTGACACAGTCCACTCTAAGCGACTGGAAACGCGGAAGGAGTACGCCCAAATCAGAAAATATGAAAAAACTTGCAGATTACTTCGGCGTTTCGATTGACTATCTTATGACAGGAAAGGAGGAAACTGAAAAAGAGCCAAAGCTTAAACCTAAAGACGAAAAAGACATAAAAGAGATTCTTGCCAACACTGAGCAACTTCTTAAGCAGGATGGGCTCATGTTTGACGGTGATCCGGCATCACCAGAGGCGATTGAGTCTATTCTGTCAGCTATGCAGATTGGCATGGAAATGGCGAAGAAAAAGAACAAGGAGAAATACACTCCGAAAAAGTATAAAAAGGATTGATGTTATGAATATTAAACGGCTGGTGGATTCTCTGGTCAGAAAGTACAAATCACGGAATCCCTTTGAGATAATCGAGCATCTCAATGTAATAGTTGTCTTTTATCCCTTACACGGGGTAAAAGGATTTTATCAGTACTTTCAGCGTAACAATATCATCTATATTGATGAAACATTATCCGATCAAGAGAAACTGTTTGTCTGTGGACATGAGTTGGGTCACATGCTCCTACATAAGAAATCGAATGCGATTTTCATGGACTCCCGGACTCAACTCAATACTACTAAGTACGAGATAGAGGCTAACCGATTTGCGATGAATCTATTGCTATCTGATGAGGAAATAGAGGAGCATTTAGATTTTTCTACAACACAGTTCTCACGACTATTCGGATACAATAAGAAGCTAATAGAATTACGGCTGAAGGATTTTAATTAATGTGGTGTTTTTCGGAGAAAGAGAGAGAACGCATGAAACTATTTGATAAATTTTTTAAAAATTCACCTGAAATACCCGAACAAAATTATAAACATAATGTCTATGAAAAGGAGACTTCTCAATATTCCCCCTTGCCTAGGTTTTATTATATAAAAGGCGAAAAATATGATATTGATTCACCGAACAGCGTTTCGAGCATTCCTATTTGTGAAACCCACTTTAAAATTAACGATGAAGATTGGGGAATAGATACCATTCTGCGAGAGCATGTAAACAGATATTACACTCACATCCCGGAAGATTTAAAAACAGTGTGCTATTCCAAAATTTCCGAAATAAAATGGGAAGGTCTAGAAAAATTATCTCATTCAGAAAAGCTGGCATTAGAAAAACAAAAAGAAGAGCAACTTCGAGAAAAAGCTCAACTTAATGCTATTTCGCGTTCAGATATGGAGCAGTTCCATTTTGAGAATTATAAAATGGAAGAACCTTTTTATGATAATAACAAATGTATTATGTTGATTTCCGATGAAAATAAAAACCAAATTGCACATGATTTGTCATTGCTTGATACCTATATAGAACCATATCGTAAGTCTTTGTGTATTGAGAATAATTTATATATAAATCCTAGCGAATTAAAATTTGACACCTTAAAACATGATAAGACAAATACTACTTTATATTTTACTTATTTTGAGTGCAAGCCGTATACTAAAACAGAAAAAAAATCGAAGTTTCCGCTCATACTTCATTATGCAACTCCAGCATATCATGAATTTAATCCGCCAACAGATTTTTTTGGGAATATATATTATTTGCAAGATGGAAATATTGGAAAAGCCCGACTGACATATTGGATTAGTCATACAATGTATTCTTTTGAATTAGGGCTAACAGGACAAACATTAGAAGTAAAAAAAGTAGAAAAAGCTGTCAATGGTAACAAAAGTCTATTGTATAAACGATGAACAAAATCCCTCCCTGCCCCACAGTGTGCAGGGGAAAAACTAAATACTGTATTTACCCGGGTAGCCGGAGGACGAGCTCCCACCCATTCCGAGAATCCTGTGGAGGGGGTGGTAATTATGAGTACATATGAAGAACTCAGTTTAATCGTAAGCATTGCGCTTTTGGTTGTAGCCATTCTGAATTATACGCATAAAAAATAGCCGTCCTGCCCTGACAAAGCTGACGACTATTTCTTATAGTTTTTAAGTTGCGCCGGAGCGGGTGAGGTGCAGTCACCTTCCAGCTATCCTGTTAAGTACATTATAGCAAATGTACCATAAATGTCAAGAACCGCCCCTGCGCCAACAGGAACGGCTCTGGAATATATCCGAAGATATACACCTAATCAACGAAAATATTGTATCATCTTCGGTCAGCTATCGCAATCAGAACATTTGTTTCTTGATAGCTGTTATTTTTATACTCATTTTTCTGCTCTGTCAGGAATAGAATGAATCAACCGAGGTGATGTCATGAAAACTAAATATTGTTATGGTTATGTTAGGGTATCCACATCTGGCCAAGAAGAGCTCTCTCCGGACTCACAAGCAAAGCTATTAAAAGACTTCGCGAAAAAGAATGATATGATCATCTTACAAATTTTTTACGAACTCGGCATCTCCGGCCGCAAAGCTGATAAACGTCCGGAATTTCAAAAAATGATTGCTCTTGCCAAATCAGACAAACATCCTGTCGATTGTATCATCGTATGGAAATTCAGCCGTTTTGCCAGAAACCAGGAAGAATCTATCGTTTATAAGTCCCTTCTTAAAAAAAAGCATAATGTGGACGTTTTAAGCGTTTCCGAGCCTCTTGTAGATGGTCCGTTCGGCTCTTTGATCGAGCGCATCATTGAATGGATGGACGAGTACTATTCCGTCCGTCTTTCCGGCGAAGTGACACGAGGTATGACAGAAAAGGCAAAACGCGGCGGCTATCAGGCGCGTCCTCCGCTTGGATACAAAATCCAAGAACGCGGAAAACCTCCTGTTATTGTACCGGAAGAAGCTGAAATAATTAAAATCATATTTGATAAATATGTAAATGAACATACCGGAATATTCGACATAGCACGCTATCTAAATTTGTGTGGGTTTAAAACATCTCACAACAAACCGTTTGAACGCAGATCTATTGAATACATCTTACAGAACCCAACTTACTGCGGTATGATCCGGTGGAACCGTACCGTAAGCGAAACAAACGAAATCCGGCCGGAATCAGAATGGATTGTCTCTGATGGTCAGCAACCTGCTATTATATCTAAAGAATTATTTGACAAAGCACAGATCCGTTACAAAAGCGAATACAAACCATCCGGCGCCAGACCTTCCTCTACATACAAACATTGGCTTTCAGGTCTTATGAAGTGCCCTGTATGTGGAAGAACCATGATTGCCAAAACAGTAAATAACCAAAAATCATACTGCTATTTTACATGCTATGGATACTCAAAAGGAAAATGCCTTGCAAAAACATCTGTAAGCTCGTTAAGGTTAGAACCGGCGGTACTTGCATCCATAAAAGAAGTTCTGGACACTGGCAACATCATCTACAGGCACGTTGAACCGGTGCAGGAAACTTCTGTGGATCTAAACGTCATTATTACGGAGCAGTTAAGAAAGAATGCGGAAAAATTTGACCGCATCAGAGAAGCGTACCGTAATGGAGTAGATACACTTGACGAATATAAAGAAAATAAGCGCATGGTTCAGGAAGAAAAAGAGATGCTGGAAAAGCAGCTTGCAGACATAAAACCAGCAGAACCTACTATTGATACTTCTAAAATCGCTATGTTGGAAAAAGTAAGAAATGTATATGAAATCATAGAATCTGACTCTGTGGACCCCGTAACCAAAAATGAAATCCTAAAGAGCGTGATAGAAAAGATTATATATGATCGCTCAAAAGATGAGCTGAAAGTTTATTACTACTATGCGCCGGAATCCCAGTAA